TTTTTGACCTTGTGCTTAAGAAACTGGCTAAGGCTAAAGTACCCAAAACCCATACGGCGACGAATCCAATTAAATTTATTGTTGAGTGTAAGAATAATGTCATATGCTTTGTCTCCTAAAAATCCCAACCAAGGAGCAAGCCTTGTTATTCCATCAAACAAATCTCCGTGTACCACGAGATAGTGTCGGCCATCGGCACCTATGTGTTCTATCTGATTGTGTATCTCTATCAGGCCAAAACTGAACCCATATGGTATCATTGGTCTTAAAAACTCATCGTGGTTGCCGGCAATGAATATCACTCGGGCGCCACGCTTGGCATGGCCTAGCACTCTGCGTACCACATTGGTGTGGCTCTGCTTCCAACGCCATTTGTTTTGCTGTATCTTCCAGGCATCTATAATATCGCCCACTAGATACAGTGTGTCGCATGAGTTGTGTTTTAAGAAGTTGTTGAGAGCCTCTGCCTTGCAATCTCGAGTGCCAAGGTGTACATCAGAAATAAAAATGCTACGATAAGTTTTCTGCATTGCAGTATTTATCGTAGCATTGTGTAAAAAAGATTACAGTTCTATTACAAACCTAAATCCTTACCAGTACCCACTTGGCTGTAAATGGTTTACCTTCGGCCTTGTGTTTCGCAATCTTGCGGAATTCCTTCTCTCGAAGTTCCGCAATCTTTTTGGCATCGTGGTCGAAGCTCGCCTTGTACAGTTCCATTAACAATTTCTTCTGTTTCATGGTTAGCCCCTCCTTGACAAGTATTTATGCAATTTTGCACACTTGCACAAACAAGTCAAAAGAAAGCCCACTGCGTAGAGTGGGCCTTCAGTGCGACAGCGTGATCGCTTAGGCAGTAGCAGTTGCCTTGGTAGACGCTTTAGTAGCTGGCTTGGCAGAAGCCTTGACAGTAACACCAGCAACCTTGACAGTTGCGGAACCGTTGTACTTCTCGTCAGCGGCGTCAATCGCCTGCTTGAACTCTGCACGATTGTACAGCTCGGAAGTTTTCAAGAACGTAACCAGCTCAGGCTTGGTCATTGCACGGGGAAGATCCATAAGCTCGATCTCAGTGTGGCCAGTTTTAGCCAGCACCTTGACACGGGTCATGTCGTTCGCAAAGCGAACTTTGTATGAACCAGCAAGTTTCGAAACACCAGCAATTTTAAAAGATTTATCAGACATACTAACTCCTGTTTAGGTTTAAAAAGTACGGTACACCTTGTACCATACCATTATTGTACTGCACTTTTGGACTGGAGTCAACCAGTTTTTGGTGGCAGTTTTACCAAATTTCATCGATTCATTTGTACCGCTTGGCGCTTGATGATGGCCACACCCTTGTCCACATAGTTGGCCACACCGTGTGCGCCAATTGTGGCAAGTACCACTCCAAGTACCACGCCAAGTAAAAAGTTCATTTAGGCCTCCACTGCTTCGTTTTCGAGCACTTCGCTCAGGAGCACCAGACGCTTGTAGAACGGGTCACTTTCGTGCATGCTACCGTAGAACCATTGACCATTTTCCATGATGTAGTAGTACTCAGCACCGCACATGTTGCACTGTTCCAGGAAAGTTTCAAAGTTCACTGCCACTTTGTGCTCGGTGTGCTTCTCGCCGCGATCGCGGCCGTAAAAGGTACACATGTCTTCAGTCAAGGTCTTGAACGCTTCCACTTCTTCTTTGGGCACATCAAACTGGCTGAACGCATGCTTCTCGCCAATGTCACGGCGTAGGCTTGACAAGTCACCAAGTGCTACCAGCTGATTGGCTTGAGAACTGTCATAGTGCTCTTGCAGTATTGCACCATTATGTGCAAGATAGCCATCCCAATGGCAGTAGATGCTTTTGCAAACTGTGCCATGCATGACTGCGATACGACTGTTAGTGCTCATTTAGAACTCCTTCTAATTACAATACAACAAGTATAAACGAAATGGGTTTTTTGGTCAACCGTTTTTAGTTGGTCCAACCGCCGCTCCAACGAACACTACCCTGTTGGTATGCATCACGTTCTGCCCAGATCTGCGCACGACGACCTTCTTCGTAGGCATTCTGTTCTGCACGAATCTGCGCACGGCGTTGAGCTTCAATTGCACCACGGCAGTATGCACGAGCCGCGGCAGGATTGTATTCACCTTTGTAGTAACCATCAGTCATACAGTTGTCTTGTATGGGTTGCTGATAGATCACCTGAGGCTGGCCCTGATACACAGGAGCCTGTTGTGGGTAATACACAGGAGGAGGACCTTGCACCACTGGCTGGGTAGGAGTAGACAATCTACGACCAATCTGGGCACCAATCACTGCACAGCCTGCGGTAGCAATCACACGACCGTTGCCGCCGCCAATCTGGTTACACAGGACCGCGCCTGTGATACCACCAATTGTTTCAGCAACAAAACTCTGAGCCTGAGCAGGTACTGCGGCAGAGGCAACAATAGCAAAAGCAATTAACGAGCGTTTCATAAACTTCTCCTTTACTAACAATATGACTACAGTATAGCAAAAAGGCCGTTATTGGTCAACCGGAGCAAACATCTCCTGGCCCAGTTGCATAAAAACAACAAACGCCTTCATTGTGTTCTCGCCGTACATCATGCGACCGTGCTTTTGGATGTCTTGCAGTGTTTCCAACAGGCCCATGCCTTGGAAGTCTGCTTCATTTTGTATTTGTTTAATTGCTGTTTCGATCTTCATTGCTGGCTCCTTTTTGCTTTGTATGCCACTATTATAGCAAATGGATCCATTCGGGTCAACCGTTTTCAGGCACAAAAAACCCTTGATTTTACTAGGGTTTTTTGTAGTACTTTTGTTAACATCATTGGAACATGTAGTAAACCAGCCCAACCCACATCAAAACGCCCACGGGCTTGCTAAACGCAATCTGCCAGTCACCCGGGCTAGGCCAGCACTGAGAAATCACACTTGCCAAAATCCAAGTGATCAGCAGGCTGGACAAGGACCAGTCAAACTGCATGGTTGATGCAAACCCTAGAGCAAGAGGAAAAGCCAACAGCGGAGCCAGACCAACTGGCAAAGCATTCCACCATCCGACATTGGCAAACTCAACTGAGCCTAGCACCCTACTGCCATCACCCGGAGGAGATGGCATAATATTGATGTTAAGAGGCTTGGCAAATGTAACTAGGCCAATCGTCCAGTGCATGAGTTCGTGTATCACAGTTCCGGGCCAGGCCAAGATCCAGAATAGCGGACTAGAACTGAACCAACCAATCGCACCTGCTAACAGTAGAATAGTGATTACCATTTGAAAACCTCTTTAGTCTATTAAAAAGAAAAGCCTACCAAGAACTATTATAAAACACTTTCATTCCAACAATCAACTCTGCACGAGCATCTTGGATAAATTTCAGGTCATCTGCCTTGTAGTGCTGATCAGCATCATTACCAAAGAAGAATCCTGAGGTAGACGGCAAGAGGCCTCGTTCCACCACATGCTCTAGCCTGTCTAGATCTTCGGCCGTGAGCTCCAGCTCGTCGCCGTTGAAATCACCTGAGTGACCACGTTCATTCCAGAGCCGGTGCATCCAGCCATGCAGGTTAGGATGCTTGCGCCAGTAGGCAATTTCACGAGGCTTGGCCACAGGACCTGAGTCCGTTTCGTAGTCATAACTCTCGTAGTACTCGCGCATTTCGTTTTCTTTCTTGGCCACATAGGCGTACATATCTAGTCCCATGTTCAATCTCCTGAATCAATTTGATGACGATCACCACAAAATTTGCAAGTGTACTCTGTAAGACAACGTCCTGCATTCTGACCAGTGTATTCATGCACACAAGGCTGTCCGCCAAAGTCCACGCTCACCTTGCCGCTGGGTCTACCCCACATATACTGTCCGCCACAGTTCTGGCATGCCAGCGTATCCGATTCTTTGTCATATCCTGCCAGTACATTTTTGTACTGGCTGTCTCCAGCAGGCACACGCCCACTGCCACTGCACACAGGACAAGTTCCTTTTTCCATCTTAACTCCTTATAACCAATCCAAGTATATAGATTGCCAACAAACCAAAATTAATGGTTACCAGGCTCCATTCACGAATGCGCCAACTCCAGATCAAATACAGTACTGCACCGAGATTCAACAACCAGATGTTGAGCGGATCTATCTGTAGGCTTGTGCATAGTGCGCCTGCCAGCGTTACTGCACAGGCTACCCATTTCAGCACCGTATCAATCAAACGCCACACCTTTATCTTTCTTCTTACCTGTCCAATGATCCATTGTAACACAGACTCCTTCATGTTTCACACCATACGGTGAGTTCAGTACCGGCAACTGGGCCCGAACTGCTTCGCAATCCTTGCGGGTTTTGAACTCCACCGTGCGCTTGTCAATGAAGTCCCCCGACGGAGCCGACATTGCAATAACCAAGACCCATGCGTTCATATTAGATTCCAGTATGTAAAGGGTTACGACGGCGCAGATGTGCGTTTGCGGCTTCTCGGCTGTCAAAGCGACCCGAGATTGGTGTCTGATGTGCGCCACGCACAATGTACCAACCACCTAGTATAGCATTATACACGACTTTCATTATGCAGACTCCAACATGTTGGCAGGAACTTTCCACAGGCCTTGCTGAGTGGCCACGGTCACATACTTGATAGCAACCTTGCTCACTGTACCAGTCATTGTGACACCACGTTTGACAGAGTGGAACTTGACCATGTCACCTTTGGTGAACTCACGAATCTTGGTTGCACGAAGCTGGGCACGGGCATACTGTACCGCATCGTTGATGCTGTTCAGCTGTTCGTTTGTAAAGTTACTGAACATGATAGAAGTGTTAACTTCTTGAATGGTTGCGTATGACATCTTCGACTCCTTTTTGTTTAACTTAGCCTAAATTATAGCAAAATGGGAAAAAACGGTCAACCGTTTTTATTCAGAAAATTCGTAAATCTGGACGCTAGGATCCAGGGCCAACAACTGCCCAGCCACTTTGGTGAGCATGCGATATTTGGCTTGCACCTGGCTACGTGGCAGTTCGCCATCACAGCTCAAGTTCTCAGGGCTGAGGTCTGAGTCGATTTTTTGTGCAAGAGCTTGACGATCTGCAGAGTTGCTGAGATCATACTGACGAGATTTGAAAATAGCATTCCAGCTATTTTGCTGTTTGACGTATGCGTTGAGTTCTTTCATTGCTGGCTCCTTTTGTTTAACTTAGCCTATAGTATAGCAAAATGGGTATTTCTGGTCAACCGTTTTGTTTGTTGCAAAAAAGCCACAAAAAAACCCTTGATTTACAAGGGTTTTTGTAGTACTTTTGTTAACAGTTTAGTGGAACATCAAAAACTGCTTGGAGACGTCCAGTCTGCTGGCACCCAGATCCCCGTGCCCTGCCGGGAACACAACCACGTTCCACTTGGGCTTTGGACCCTCTGGAATACGATTCATCTCATCGTAGGTGACAATGGTGCCCACATCCAGTTTGTAGATGTCTGCCAGCTTTTGTTTGAACTGATTCCAATCTGCTTCGCTCTTGACCTGTGTGCGGCCTTTTTCGTCCTTGACGTATTTGCCTTTGGCATCTGTCACAAACAGTTCGCGGAACATGTCTTTGGGCAAGGTCACAGCATCCTTCACGTGCCGGCCAGCATCACGTTGTACCTGTACTGTTTTAACTTCACGGCTCTTGGCGCCAGGACTGAACTGTCCAATGACATCATCTGGTTGGTCAGCTGATGCAATATCGCCCATCTTGGTGTAGAAATAGAACTTGCAATCTGGGTTCTGTGCCTTGACACCCATTACCAGGTCATAGTATTCTTTGGAGAAGAAGTCGCCGGCATCGTGTACACGAACCAAGAGTTTGATACCATTCTTGGTGGCCAGTGCTTTGGCCTTTTTAACTTCAGTGTCAAACATCTTCATGTAGTCTTCAGGATGATTGACCAAGAAGTTCAGTGCCTGTGCCGCACTCATTGAACTTGCAGGAAACATTACATATCCGCCCTTGCGAGCATAACAGTATAGTTGGCATTCGCCTGCACCCGGGCAGGTGGTAATTTCTACAAATTCGCTGGTCTCTTCATCCACCACTATGCCTGAAAGTGCTGGTAGCGTTAGATCATAGGTAATAGAGCCTTCTATTTTGCTCTTGGCCATTTTGGCATTTGTACCTAGTATAGCTCTTGGACGAGTGGTGATTTGACGGGCTAGGTCATCTAGGTCCCATTCTTCATTGCCATCGTTTTTGGTAATTGCTTTAACGTTGCTACCATGAATGATAGGTTTGAATCTGTCTTGTTTGGTTTTTGTACCTGTCTTGATTCTAGTCAAGTAATCCTGCATGTCTTGTCTGCTCCAGGACTTTTGTGGAGCATCTATTTTGATTGCTTCGTCGACTTCATCCACTGTGCCAAGATAGTGGTGATCATGTACTCGATAACCTTTACGCTTGTGATGTGCAATCGCAGAATTGATTGCAGCTTCACGGCTGTCACTGGTAACACGCACTGATTTTTGGTATGTTTCTTTACGCTTTGACACCATTGGATGGTTAGGGTCAGTTACTGTGAGTCCAATGCGGTGTGTGACTGGTGCACCACCTTCAGCTGTGACCACAGGCTTGCCACTTTTTCCTGTGTTGGCACCAAGTCCAGATACTCGGCCTTTGGTGTTGCCACGACCACCGGCTGAACCAATATGTGCCGAACCTTGCCAGCCTTCGCCTTTGCGTGGTTTAGCCGGTTTGAGTCGTTGTATTTCGCCACCACGTGCTAGGAATGCTGCCACAGCGTCATCGTCTTCCGCCATACCTTGCTCGTCGACTTCTTGCTCTGCACCGCTGGGTACACTTGCAATGACCTTGACGTCAAATCCGCCTAGGTTGCGTGTGGTTTCTGTTAGTTCAGTATATCTCATTTTTTTGCCTTTGCTCTGCCTGATTTCATGTTGGCCATCCAGTGTGCTAATTGTCCTTTGCGGCCGCCCTGCTTGGCTACTTTTCTTAATGTACTTATGCTGGCCTTGGTTGGTACGCCGTGGCGCTTGCTGTCGCCTTTGTCCTGTGGGTTTCTGCCGTCGGCAAAGTTTTCCGCCATGCCTTGCTGCCCTAACAAAGATTGCACCCATGGAATGAACGTGTTTATGATCCAGTCATTGTGCTGTTTGCTTTTGTCCAGTGTGCTAGAATCTGCCACGCGACCATTTATTGTCACAGGCTTGATACTGTTCACAGCATCCGTGATTTTCTTTTGCACAGCAGGATCAGCATCTTTGATCACAGTTTGCAAACGACCAGCGGCTTCACTTTGTCTACCCTGCATGGCCAACAATGCCACACGTTGCAAATTGGCAAACACAGGATCACCTAGGTTGTTGAACATTTTGTTGATGCCATCGGCTTTGTTTTCCGCTACACCTTGCTTGGGAATCAACAATTCAGGCATGCGATACTCACTGACGTCCACTGGATACGGCTGTAGCGATGCTTTATATAATTCAGCATATTGTTCTTGTTCTTCAGGTGTCTTTGCTCTGTAAAACTTGTTGGCAATGGCCATATCGCCTACTAGAGTTCCTGGTGGAATGGAAATCTTTTTTGGCCCATAGTATTTTAATTTGTCAGAATCTTTGTTGGTCAAACTGTAAAAGGTTGATTCCCACTTATCCGGATGCAAGGCATATTGTGCAGTTGCTCTTTCTGGAACAAACTCTGCAAGTGTATCTGCGCCTGGATGAAATTTACCCAACTTGGATAAACTTATAGCAGTATCATTACTTTCGCCTTCCGCCACATCTTGTTTTAATCTACTCAATTCGTAACGGACTATACTGCCAGTGTCGGCACGCAAGGCTCGATATCCCCAGGCACGTGAATAACGCTGTACCAGTCTATCGTACAACTTGGCACGGCTTTCAGGATTAAATTTCTCCACATTGTCTGCGTCCATGTCAACTTCTTTGCTGGCCGAGAAACTTAGTTTCTGCGGTTTGTATTTTTTAATGTATTTTTGTATAGAATCCAGCACTGTGGCAAAGATTCTTTGAGCATCACCTTCACCCGTGACTTCTTGGCTGTTGTTTCTATAAAACTCAACTTGCACGACTTCTTCACCTTCGTCACCGTACTCCTGATTGAACATGATACTTAGATTTGACCCATCTGGCAGTTTGGCCAACATATCAATATCGCCATAATCACTTTTTTCTGATTTGGTCTTATAAGGTTGATCAAATGCCTCTTTCATTATCCAGGTGTCGGGTATCTGTTTGTACTTGCTTACCCACATGTCGTGCAACTTTTGCCCGCTGATGCTGTGGCTCCTGGCGATGCGTGTCATCATCTTGTCAATGGTGTTGTAAACTTGATCATCGTCGGCTGACTGTAATTTGGCTTTGTGTGCTACCAATGCCGCACGTAATTCCTCCACAGCACCACCATCTTTGTCGTGATCCATGTTTTCGGCCAGTGTGGATTGATTGTAGGCTTGTTGTATCAACTTGAGTAACAAGGCGCCTAGCTCACCTTCAATGGTCATAGCACAGGCATAAACTTGATCATCGGCGCCGTCGTCGCCTATTACTTCTTCTATGTAGTGCCAGAGTTCACTTTCTGCACGAATATTGGAAACAAGATCAGTAAGCGCATCATTAAGTTCGTCTTCATCACTGATCACAGCAGGGTCGAGGCTCATGAGTATGTTACTGACTTGAGACATAACTTCTCGTGCAAGTAGGTGATTGGCCAGATCAAAGATTTCTTGACTTCTTCTGAAAACGCTGGCATCAGCTCCTAGGTTGAAAGACAGTGTTTTAGCAAAAGGACCAGTATTGGCATCTAGATTACCCTGTATCATCTTGACCATGCTGGGTATGCGCTGTTGGAAAGTAACACGGCGTAGGTCTTTGCCCACGCGGTCACTTTGACCAAACATGTCTTCTTCGTCGTTCTCAACAATTACTTCTCTGATTTTCATCGTAGTTGTTTCATTTCTGGTTGATCATGCTCTAGGCCAGGGCTTGCATCGTGACTATCTTCTTCTGGCCAGCAGTAGATGTATTGTCCTGCAAAGTCTTTTACCAGCATCCAGCGAATACCTGCGGCTGTGTACATGTGTGTTTGTGCCTTGTAGCCTGGCATCACTTGTTCAAAGTCAATGTCACCAGGACCACGATCATCGCCGTGCTTTTTAAGGAAGCCTGCCACTGCATTGACTTCTTGTGTGCTGTTAGGCCCTTGGCCACCTAGGTTAGCAACCACATGTATGCGCTTGGTTGGAGTCATGGTCAAGCTACCAAACAGGCTCTTGCCCAGCTGGCGAATCTGATCAGCCATGTTGCCCGGCAGGTTGGCCACTTGATGGAACTCTGGATTCTGTACGCCTGCGGCCTGCAGTGCTTGTCCTGCTACTGCTGGCAAGTTCTGTGTGTTTACATCCACAGAGGGTAGATTCTCGGGCGGCTCATCTGGATAGGCTTCTAGGTCTTTATCAAGCTCAATGTTTCTCATGCGGCCCAGCATGTCGCTCATGTCAGGTGTGCTGAGTCCTGAGGTCTTGCTCAAGGTGTCTTTCTGGCTGGCCTTGCGTAAATTTACTTTGGTATCATCGACGCCAGCTTTCTTTTTAAGATCGTCCAGTGGATCTGTGTGTGCCAGTGGCTGGTCTTGCGCCTGTTGGAAAGGAATATCAAACTTGAGATCAGGCTTGGTCTTGGTTGTGGTCTTGCGTGGACGCTCTGGTGGCTCTTCAAGTTCTGCATCAACTTCTTGTAACTTTTCCCATGAGTCATTTGTGCTGGTATCGCCCGATGGATCTGTGTTCCATGCATCACATACTTCTTCATATGCGCCAAATAGATCACCCATTTCATCATCATCAACACCATATTCGGCTTGCATTCGGTCATCATACTCGTCGAACCTTGAAGTAACTTGCAGTGCCTGTTTCAAAGTTAGCTTATGGCTCAAAGCAAATCCAGCTATGGCACGAAAATTATATCTGTTAGGATCCATACGGCTCCACTGGTATAGTGCCTGTGCTGTTTTTGGTGGTGTTTGAGTACCGCCAAACAGCTCATCATCTGACTCATCGTTGTTATCTGACTCGGTCACGTCCTGGTGTTGGTCCAACAGTGCGCTGATGCTGATTCCAGTGTCTGCTTCTAGGTTGTCCTCAAAGTTTTCCCACCAGTCTGGCATATATTCATGCCAGGCTCTCAAGCCTGGCACCATGCCTTGTTTTTCAAAAACATTGGCCACAAACCTCACGGCCTTGGCCTCTTCACGAATTTCTTCTAGGTCGTTTTCGTATTCTTGCCCATCCTCTGGGCTCAGTCCTGATATCTCTGCAGGATTATTGCGCATGGTGTTGGCAAAGTTCATGAGCCATTGTGCAATGCGACGATGTGCAGGATTGCCAAATAGTTCGTCATTATCTGACTCGCCTAGATCCTCACCGTAAGCAAGTGCATAGAGATCAATGTCAAGTACCTCTTCGATTTGTTCTGCGGCATTTTCTCTAAGCATGGTATCTAGGCCTCTGAATGCATCCAGGCCTGCTTCCATTCCTAGCTTAAATGCATTTGAGACTTCCTCAAATGAATTAGCATCGCTTTCTGTGCCGTCAGCGTATTCAGAATCTTGGTCGTCAGCACGTTGGTCGTCTGCTATGCCATACCATTCTCTAGCCATTTCAGCAAAAAATGTAGCCAGTTGCGTGGATTTGCGATCAGCAAATAGGTCATCGTCTGAATCATCTTCTTTGAGGCTCAGGAACTTTTTTATGTTCTGCATGCTAAGAGGTAATTTCTCAACACCGTCCTCATCGTAGAATAAGAAATCAAGATCTTCTTGTGTTGGCTCGTCGTCAAAGTATGTGAAGTCAGGAATAAAAGCAATCTGATTGTTTTTACGATCAACAATGACCAAGCCTTCTGTTCGATGCTCACCGCCATAGCTAATGCCGCCGCCACCTATTTTATAACCTAGAGCACCTTCTTCTGGGAATTCAAATTTGTCTGCCAGCGTGGACACCAGATGATTGTCGCCAAATAAGTCACTGTCGCTCTGGTCATTTTCTCTAATAAATTCTGTACTTTTCATTATCTGTCACCCATGAATGTTTGTATTTCTTTTTGGAACCAATCTTGTTGTGCTACGTCTGGATCATTGCCAAACATATCCCACATCTCTACCATGTCCTGATGCCATTCACCGGAGTCAATAAGTGTTCCAAAATCATTTAGTCCACTGAATCCTCCTGCATATTCGCGCAGAATAGCATCAACTACTATCGCTTTACCAAATGGTGTGCTGGTTGACCTACACACTAGATCAAATAATCTATTGGCATCTGGTTCCTCGCCTTGGGTAAGTTTTTCATATTCTGCTTTAATACGAGGATTGTTATAGGCTTGTTCTAGTTTGGCCAACATCTGCTTACCAAATTTATAGATCATGCGCTGTGCGGCAGAACCACTTACCCCAAACATCTCATCATCAGATTCTTCTTCGCCTAGTCGACTAGATCGATCCAGATGCAATACTATGTCATCACCTTGTCCGTCTTCGGCGCCTGTGAGTTTTAGAACTCGCCAGTTAACCGCGCCACCGTCCTCGAGGTAGTGATTTATTATATCAACATCTTGTTCTGGATGATCACCATAAGAAAATCCAAGTGCCTGCAATTCGTCTTCGTCATACTCGTTGAAGAAATCGCCAAATCGTATGGTAGGTGATGCAAACAAGTCATCGTCGTCATTGCTTTCGTCGATCGGGTCATCAGTTATTGGAAAATGCGCTACAGGCACTCCACTGTCGTCGTTGTTCCAACGCTGTTTGTACACCGTGATGAAATCGTCTGTGCCGTACCCAGCTTCCGAGTACCCTGGAATTTGTTCTTTGGCATGTGCTATTGCTTCGCGTATGTCACCAAACATGCCAAGTACTTCGTTGTCGGGTGCCGAGACTACAAATACCTTTTGTTCACCATCACCAAACAAATCTTCGTCTGACTCTGCGTTTTCGTTAACGGTATCGTCGTGGTCAGCAACATCCACGCCCATGGCATCTTCGATGTAGTTGCGTAGATCATAGCGTATGTCGGTGTTGCTTAGTTTGTACTTGCTCCATACATGTATGCCGTGCAGGAAGCTTCGATTGAATCCTGCAATCACTGCCTCTACGAATTCTACTTCAAACTGTGCCAGTGGGCGTCGACTGCCTGTTTGTCTACGGCGCAGCCATAGTTCAAGATCCTGTGCAATTACTTTAGTGTCTGGTCTGGTGCTGGACCCAAACATGTCGTCATCGCTTTCGTCAATTGGATCATCGGTTATTGGAAACTCAGCTACAGGCACTCCGCTTTCCTCACCCCGATTGTGTTTATATACACTGATGAAATCGTCATCACCCCAGCCATCTTCTAGGTATGATGGAATTTGTTTTTTGGCATATGCTATTGCTTGGCGTATGTCACTGAACGTGTTAAGTATTTCGTCGTCGGGTGCCAAGACTACAAATACCTTTTCTCCGCCGGCGCCAAACAGTTCATCGTCTGACTCATCATTTTCAGTTACTTTATTGGCTATGAGATCATATACAGCATCGTTGATACCATCCAGCATTGCATCTTGCTTGTCTTTGCCTATTGACTTCCAGTAATGAAGCAAGGGTTCCCCTCCTGGGGTCTTGCCCAGTGCAAATCCAACCATGAAAGGACTGGTGATCAGTCTTGCAGATTTGTCTGAACGAACAATGGCTCTTGCAATAGATTGTGTTAGAGTAGCGGCACTAGGCGCAGAGCCAAACAGTTCATCGTCGTTTTCTTCTCGCAACAGATCAGAATAGGTAGGAGGCACAAGAACACTAAGCCAACCTGAGCCTGTGAACTTACACTCAAACCCTTGCCTCTCTAGTTCTGCTTTTATTTCCTGTGCCACTGGAAGAGGTTTTGGTGCACGATCCCCTGGGCCCTTTACATAGTCACCAAACCAGAAAGTTGCTCTGCCACGAGATGCACTTTTAGGTATGCTACTCACACGAGTTTTTATTCCAAACCCTGTCTTGGCCAACTCACGCACCCGGCTCACTGTGCGTAGATACGGATCTTCTATCTGTTTGATTGCCTGCTTGGCGCCGGTGGCCAGATTACCCGGCGCACTAAACATGTCGTCATCGTTTTTAATGGCTTCTATTATCTCACGATAACGCATGACCCTGCTCCTGTAGTTTTGCTGTGTACAGCTTGGGTATCTGGCGCATGAGGAATCTAAACAGCGGGTCACGCATCACAAGATCCTGTATGTGTGGGATCGCATCTTTATGCATTCTTGATCTTGAATTTGTCAAGGCCGCTACCAATGCTTGTCCTGACTTGCTGGTTTCAACAGGTATATGCAGTGATTTGTCAGCACTGAGGATAGACTCAATCTTGTCTTCACTGCGTTCTAGTCCTGGCTCTGCAATTATCTGGCTCCAGATCCCACCTTTTGCATTCATAGCCGTTATACACTGTGCTAGATAATCTCTCATGCCCGCGGCAATTGATTCTTGTTCAGACTGTGCTAGATCAATACCATATTCTTTCAAGCTCTTGAAACCAAACCCAATGATACGATCAGCATACTGGTCAACCATTGCTGTTGTTTGTTTTATAACTGTAGGAGTAAACTCTTTGACAATGCTCTTGTACTCTTCGCCTATTAGTGGCGCTACTGAATATTTCTCTGCAGGTAGTTGTAGGATCTTGGTCAGCTCAGGAAATCGTTTTACCAATTTGGCAATACCGCCTGCACCAATCTGCTGATCTTGTTCGTCCATGAACTGTTTGGTTTCAAAGTGGAACTGATACTTTTCTCCAGGATACGCCTGCTGACGTGGAATAATAACATACAGTGGGCGATTGCCTTTGGTGTAGTAGTTAAACAGGTTGTTGTTCTTGCCTGCGGTACACCAACGAGTACCTTGCCCATAGTAGCAGGCGGCCTGCTCGTCCTGCGGGATAGTAACAATCAGATTGCTGTCACGATAGAGTTCTTGGGCGTTTTGTTTGACTTCTGGCTTGGCTTCTTCCTCTTCAGGGTATTCGTCTACCACATCATAAAAAGATTCTAGATCTCGATATCGGTTGAAGTCATTGCGTGGAGGCTGTATCTTTTTCTTGCGCTTGAGACGATCAAACTTGACCAGATAGTCAGCCAGTGTAGATACCACGTCTTCCATCTTGCTCAGTCCATTGCTATACATCTTGGCAATGCTCTGGCTGTATTCTTTGTTGGGTGTTGGGTCACCTTTTTCAATATACTGTAGTATCATATCTATCAACTGTTGTGGCTGTGTCTTGGCCAGTTCTTTAACAGTTGCGCCTTGTGGTAGTTCAGCTTGTATTTGCATGAGCAGCCAACGGTCTTGTCCCATTGCGGCAATCAGCTTGTTACCATAGGCATCTGCTGTTTTGTTGCGATCGTACTCTAGCAGTACTAATTGGTTGTATCTCATTCAATGATCTCCGGATGTTCTTTGCCGTATAATTTCATCAGATACCCGGCTTCGGCATCTGCATCACGTTCTAGCGGGCTACCAGGAGGATTGTGTCCTTTGATACGACCTTCACTGCCCTGTTTGCGATGACGCAGTTCGTGTGCTATCGTGCGCAGTATGTCGATTAGATTGCGATTGCCAGTGTACACCCACATGGTATTGGTGTCTGCATTGTACCATCCGGTATGATGCATGTCTTCACTGTCTTTTTTGTTGGAAAGTTCTATATTAGGGCGTGGCGCATCAATGCGTTGTTTTTTGTATACCCAGTCGACAAAATGTTCAATGCGTTTCATTTGATCTGATTGATCTATGTCTTCAGTGATTTCTTTGTCAGGCTGCACAGCAACAGGCATGCTTCGGTCCTGACTCTTCAACTGCTGTGGTTCATGCTCACGCTCTTTGCGTATGATCTCAAAGCCACGCTTGAGTCCTTGTACCACAACATCCAGGCTGTCTTCGTCTGCCTGATACTTGATACCAATACCACCGGCTGCTTCCCACTTGGAGATGTTGTCGCCGCGGTCATCAATCAAGAAGTTAGGCGTGCCATCTGGTTGTGTGGCATACTTGGGTTTGTTGGGAGTGATAACAATGTCCTTGGGCTGTGGGCTTAGATGTTCGTTAATCCATACTGTCTTTTGTACTTCGCTGTTTTTAAAATCGCCACGCAGTGGACTAGAGCAGATGTTGTAGTGGCCAAACAGTTTGACCACCATGCCAACTAACGAGTCTGCTGTGGGAAACTTTGGTAGTCGCGCAAAGAAGTCTGTGCCTATCATCATGTTCAGTGTAGGATCTGTTTTGGCAGGAGGAATGTCTCTGTAGCTGCCGTTTTCGACTCCTGCCAGCTTGGCATACTCTGTAAAGAAGTCTGCCAGTACCCCATCCATATCTAGATACATCTCTGGTTTGTATTCTGTACGTGCGGCTTCACGCAGGCCTAGTCCTTGGTCTTCAAGATTGCCCATGTGCTTGCGCAGTTTTTCTAAACTGCCATCTGCACGAAGTATTTTGAATGCAAGATTCTCAGGGGAGAACTCTCCGCCCGACTCCAGTCCTGTTTTTCTCATGCTCTTGATAGAGGCCCACAACTGAGCCACACTGTCGTGATTGTCACTGACGATGGCCTGGTTGATACGATGTTTCACACTACGATACTTTTCTTGTACTTCAATGTCATCTACCTGCGCACGTTGGCGCTTGGGCTGGCTGATCCAGCGATCATGTTGTACGCTGTAGATACCCATGCTGTGGTGTGCATCTTCTGCGTCCTGTACATAGAGTTCGACATCGTACCCGCGGATACGGATATTGTGTTGATCGTTGTACTGATACTTCTTGGCTGTGAATAATTCTTTTAGTTCTGCTTCGTGCTCATCTGGAATCATTACCACAAGATGTAGATCAATGTCTGAATTGGGTGTGTAGGTATAGGCTGCATTACTGCCCGAAATTGTGATGTCCACAAGATCAAACATGTCAATGCCCAGGAAGTCTTTGAAGTGACGAGCAATGCGCAGTAGAGTTTTACGAACTCGCGGCTGTAGCTTGTCCCCTTTCCATAGTGCAGGGTTCAGCTCATCGTGAAAATTCACAGCAAGATTTAGTTCTTCAAACTCGTTTAGGCGCATAATATCTTAAAAAAATAGGAGACTATCAGTCTCCTATTATTTATTGCAAGCAAAGGTTTGGCTTATCTTGCTGACAGTACCTGGTCTGCAAGGCCGTATGCAACTGCCTCTTCTGCACTCATGAAGAAATCACGTTCCATGTCGGCTGCTAACTCGGCGTATGTACGACCCGCGGTGTTGTGTTTTACATAGATATCTGTGAGATACTGCTTCATTTTAAGGATTTCCCGCACCTGGATTTCCATGTCAGTAGCTTGGCCACCAGCGCCACCGCTGGGTTGATGGATCATGTGTCTTGCGTGTGGTAATATCAGACGTTTACCGGCTGCGCCTGCTTGTGCTAACAAACTGCCCATGGAGCAGGCCTGTCCCATTACAATGGTGCTTACGTCAGGTTTGATAAACTGCATGGTGTCGTAGATTGCCATTCCTGCTGTTACACTTCCACCTGGACTGTTGATATAGAACAAAATATCGGCTTCTGGATTTTCACTTTCCAAGAACAAAAACTGTGCGACCAACAAGCTGGCACTGTGCTCACTTACTTCGTTATCCAGTAGGATGATACGGTCTTTGAGCAAACGACTGTAGATGTCATAGGCACGTTCACCATTGGAAGTTTTTTCTAATACGGTAGGTACAAAATTTGGCATAATTTTTTTAGGTTAAGTTAACGGATTTAACAAACTGTCTGCTTGCAAGTAATTCTAACACATCGTCGGGAGCATTGTCAAGATCTGCAATGGGTGGCAAGCCCGGTTTAAACAGTGGATGATTTTCATCTAGTCCGCGAGCTAAAAAGAACTGTTTGTTTTGAGAATAATACTTTGACACATGTGCTCTTATCAGTGCCAACATGTCTAATTTTGGGTGGAAGAATCTCACTGTGAAATCTGCACTGTAGTAGGTAAACGGTTTAAATGCTTCGTCACTTATGTATTGGTCGTTGTCCAGTGCTAGGTCTGTTAGAGTTTTTCCAATTTCTACATAGTTCAAATACATGGTGCCAAACTGTGATACATCTGTAAAATACTCGTAATCACTGTGATCCAAGATTTCTTCTTTGACCAATCCAAAATAAGTCACCACATGTCTAGGACGACTACCCCGTGAAATAGATTCACAGCGATGAACTGCAATGTTTAATTCGCCCAATGCTTTTTGTACCTGTGGTGGCGCTGCTATAAAAAATTCAGACGGGTTGTTTAACAAACCGTGGTATACTTCAAAAATATGATGTAGATAGTTTAAGGTGTCTTGGTCAGCCAGATCTGTTAGTCTACGTTCTACAATGTTTTTATAGGAGTTAATGATGTCTACTTGTTTGTTTATTTCAGACAGGGCATGAGCAATCTGTTGCTCCTTGCTACCAAAGCCATAGAATCTGGTAGGATCATCTATTGGAATCTGTTGTGCTTGTGTTTGTTGCAGTTTGTTGATCCATTTGGCCACAATAGGATTATCACGTAATCGATAGCGAAGAACAATGCTGTCATTTAGATCATTTGGGTTTGCGTATTCAATACTTACATGGCTGTGCATGCAAATACTTATAGGTATCTGTTAGCACTTGTTAAAATCTTGATGTTTGAACCATCGGCGCATTCCGTGGCTGGTTTTTAAGTCCATTCCATAATAGGCCATGCGTTCGCGCCAGGCAAAGAAGCTAGGTCCATGTGCGCCTGAATTTTCAGATACATTAAAACCCGTGTTATCAAATCGTTCTATGTCCCATTGATACTGATGCACCATTTCGTGTGCTAGGGTAGTACAGAACCACTGTGGGCAGAACCATTTGTCCATCAAGGATATTGAGCACCAGGTTCCTGGTTTGCTGTGACTACCACGTTTTTGCAAGTCACCCATCCACTGGCAAACACCCCAGGTTTTTCTAAGTGTGCCTAGATGTATGTCAGGCAGGGTCAGCACATTGTGAAATATATGCTTATTAAGACTGTGATAAAGACGGGTAGTTTCTTCTAGAGACGGGCGATAAGGCAATCGTCTTTGCACCGACACACGCGGCAATGGTGCAGTCATATACTGAGTAATCAAACTAGGTCTAGCCATAGAAAAGCCCTCACTACGGTATTTACTACCGCAAGAGGACTTTTATCTATAGCGTTATTGAACGGTCATGCGTTCAACAAAAGCACCTGGTTTAAGCATGGCCAAGGCCCTGCGCTGTCGCAGTGCTGGATCATTCACTTCCTGTAACCCATACTGTTTTTCGATTGCCGCTACTTCAGTCATGCTCAGTGTGGTTGGCACAGCGACCGAGGATGATTGCACAGGTCGAGCTTCGATCACCGGAGCAACCACTGGAGCCAGGCTAACAGGCTCAGTTTCAGCTTTGACCTTGGCAGGTGCAGGCTGGACCTTGGGCTTGCGCAGATTATCCAGCTCTTTTTCTAGATCTCGCTGTGCGGCATCGTCGGAATCACGTAGCTGATCTTCACGTTGCTGGCGTACCTTGAGCAAGCGATTGGCATCACCAATTGGGTAGCGCAGGAGCATAAAGGTACGATAACTGCGGTTCTCAGTCTGGATCTTGCTATCTTCAATATGATAGCCAGTGAGTGCAGTGTCCATGATCACTTTCTTAACAGTGACGCTGGTCTTGTCTACACCAACTGTGCCATCGCTGTCAGTTTTGTGCTGTTTAATCACAGCATTCATCATGCCGTTGATCTTGTCAGCCAACTTCAGCTGGGCATCAAGCAGAGCTTTTTCACGGCTCATTGCCAGGTCGTTGCTGTAGCCAGTGCCTGCAATATACACATAGTCATCTGTGCTTGCAGGGGCTTTGATATACCATGCGGGTAGATCAATTGTTTGCGGAGCATCAATCTTGCCCTGTGCGGCCACTGTTTGGTCCTTGGTCACAGCAGGGGTGGGCGATGGGATCGGTTGCGACTCAGCTTGCTTTGTATTCATGCTAGAGCACCCTGCTAGAATTGTAGCAATAGTACCAGCGATTATCAGACGTTTCATTTTGTTCTCCTGTAGAGAGTAGTTAAAGACATTCGTATGTTAGCACAATATTCTACCATTTGTCAACCACACGCCAATCCGTTTGGTCACGTGCCCGACAAATAATACCCTGGTTCATATCCACTTGTTGGGCGCCTGGTCGAGATTCAATGAACCAACGGCACAGACTGCCACGAAATGGAAACAATGCTCTGTGAATCGGATGCGGTTGCACCTGGCTATCTTTCACCGTGTCACCTATATTAACTATAGGAACGCTGGTTGGGATGGCCTGATCAGTACAAATCATTTCCTGATTCATGGTAACACTGGAACCTGCTACACCAACCAAAATACTACTGCGCCCTGTGTTCAGTGCCTGGGCGCAGACTGCATTTGGGTTAGATCCAGGTGGGCCAACTGACTCACCTTCGGCAGTGTGCCATTGGCTGTCAATCAGTGCCCGGAATGTAACACGACAACGGACCTGCCTGCCTTCAGCTGGCAATAGGGTTTGCTGTAGATCTGTCATGCGTTCAATACGTGAAGCCGCACGACTGATCGCAGAACTCCTGGTGTAGCACTCAGCATGAGCGATACCAGCAGTTGCTAACAGAATGATCAGTAACCGGGACATTGTGTCCTCACTGTCCACATCAAAGTTCTAGCCCAGCTAACATCTTCTGCCGTGCCGCGGCGTTCTGCAACCGTTCTTTCCAGGCTGGCTAGATACGCACCCTGTGCCATCTGGCAGTTTACGCCAATCGGTCTAGGAGTATTTGTTGGAGCAATAGGTTGCGGGGGTGCTTGTGGAGCCTGTGTTGCACACCCACTCAGTACCAGGATCGCGGTTGCGGCAAGAAGTCGCATGGACTTAACCTTTGTATGCAGTCATAACAGATTGAAGGGCCGACCGTGCTTGGTCGGGACTAACACCAGTTTTAATAACCACGTACTTGATGGCACGTTCGGTATTAAGCTGACGATGGAACACAGCCTGGATAGCTGTGATTTCAAGATGCTGACTCATATGACTCCTTAAAAGTCTAGTTGAAGAGAACGAGGGTTTTTAGAATGCCGTTGATAACGACGCTTGCTTTCGACCACTTTGGGGCGAAACGGGGTGTCGCGACCATACAGCTCAACGCAACGGCGCTTGACTCGCGGCACTTTAACTGTAATGGTTTGCTTCATATCTTTCACCTAAATTTATAAGTTGTCGCTATTGTTACACAAATAGGTTTTGGTGTCAACCTTTTTTTGGTCGTATGCTAAACACACTGAATAGGATTGCACTGGCACCCCAGGTCTCCAGAGTGTAGGGAATATTTACCACTGGAAACAGTGTGTTGATACTCCAGATTACCAGCAGAGGGCCAATGGCGATTGCAATCAGCACCAGTAGGATAACTGCTATAAATTGCTTAGAGGTCATTCTATCTCCAAATTTATTTAACTTAGCCTCTAGTATAGCAAATGGGTTCTTTTGTGTCAACCGTAAAAAACCCTTGATTTACAAGGGTTTTTAGGTAGTACTTTTGTTAACAATTAGTAAATGTCATGGTACTGCTTGTGATTCCATTGGCGCATCAAGTGGTCCAGGTCACCAGCACTGGTTGGATGGCGGCTTGCGATCCAACGTTCAAGATCTGATGGTTGGCGGAACATTTCCTGCACCCGTTCCCACATCTCTTTAACCTTGCTCATTTTGAGTTCTCTACCAGTGCCTGGGCTTCACGATACATTCCCATGCGAGCCATGTGTGCGGCAGCACGAGCAGTCCCGTATGCATCAGCCCAATACCAGAACCTGTTTAAAAATCCACGCATGATCACTTAGCCTTTGCAGGGGTGAATGTTTTGGTAAAGGTTTCTGCGAAATCAGTGAAGTGCTTGGTATAATCTGCCTTGGCAGCTTCGGTTGCGGTCTTTACCACTTCTTTACCAACTGTGGTGAATGCGTCGGTGCCAACCTTGACTGCGGTTTTTGCAGTTTGCGCTTGTGCTTCAACGATATCAGTTAGGCTTTTTGCAACTGCTTCATTCTGGATGAATTTGATTGCTTGCTTCTGTGCGGTTGTGAATGTATCAATTAGTGTTTCTGCTGTGTTGAACATGATTTTCTCCTTATATAGACGAATGTTCGATAATGTTTGCATGACCCTACCATAGGCATCATGTTTTACATTATACATTTATTTATGCGGCACTGCAACATATCTAATGGTTTCTACTGAGATTCTGGTGAAATTAGTGACCATTTACTAAACCAGAAAAATACCGGCGTGCTACATAAAGGTTAAATAATTTACTAACCATTCAAGGAGATTCAAATGGAAATTATTATTGCGCTTGTAGTTGTGGGTGTTATCGTTGCATTTTACTTTAATCGCAAAGAGGCAACTTCTGTTGATGCAGTTGCACCCGGTGGTGCACCTTACAAGGTGCCAGAACCAGTTGTTGAACTAGAACCAGTTGTTGAACTAGAACCAGTTGTTGAACTAGAACCAGTTGTTGAACTAGAACCAGTTGTTGAAGCACCTGCTAAAAAGCCAGCTGCCAAGAAGCCGGCACCGGCTAAAAAAGCCGCACAACCCAAGAAATGAAAATTAAAGTAGCTAATACTTTTAATTTTCTAATCCCCTACAATGTGCCTATGTTACGATTAGGCAAGGTAGGGGATTGCGGAAATGCCGTTCCTGCGCAGGCACTTGCCGCCACTAATCTCATCAGCATGGGATTAGGTACTAATTGGTCGTTTGACCAAGACTGGCACACATTTAACCCCACTGGCACAATACATGGATATGACGGAACTATTTTTCCGGAAGAGTTTTCTGAAGATTTAAAAGCAGATTACAAATCTTTTTTTCGAGGAAACGTAATTCATTTTAAGGAAAATGTCGGAGTTGATAACATAGATCAAATCCTAGGCCGTGTGCAGGGCGATACTTTCCTTAAAATTGACATCGAAGGACATGAGTACACTATTATTCCAGCTGTAGGGAAAGCTCAGCATGTCATGGGCATGATTATTGAATTCCATGGACTGTCACTGGATTTTGATCCTGATAGATCAAGATTTAAATCAGCAATCAATGCATTGGCAAACTATAAAATAGTTCATGTGCATGCCAACAACTTCGGCGGCATAAGCGAAGACTCATTGCCGCACACATTGGAGATTTCATTCCTACGAAATGATCTATGTACCACCGAAGAAAAAAGGTATGATGTATATCTCAAAGGCCTAGACACACAAAATTCATTCAGCAATGAAGACTACGAGCTGATTTTTTCCGAAGATTAGATCAAAGATTTAGCTTGAGCATAAACCTGCTCACTGGCTAAATTTTTGCCCTTGGCTTCACACATGATGTCACCCCAGCTCACATGTTCCACTGCCCATTCATTCACAGCTTCGTTCCAATAAAAGTCGCTATGGGCACGTAGTTTTTGTTTCTTGTGGCCTCCTGCAACAAGTCCTGCAAGATCGGGCCTAGTTCGGGTACAATGATCCACAAGAATATCTTCCCGGCTAACAGAATAGTGCAGAACAGGACGAGTGCCGCGCCAAGAGTCAATAACACTGCGTACCCGAGGATCTGTAGTCTGGATATACTCGCCACTGTTAATCCAGTGATGATGTAGATCGAGAACAAGAGCCACATGTTTACCGACAGTAAGAGTACAATCCAATCCATTGGTCATCTCGTCATTCTCGATGGTAATAAGATTCCTAGCTTCAGGTGTGAGTCTGCCTAGAGTTCTTAGGAACTTGTCTGGCCCACCTTTACCAGACAAATGCACGTTGATTTTAAATCCATGGTCATGCCATGTAGCACCGTAGCCCATCCACCGTGCCATATCCGCGTGATATTCAAATTCTTGTATACTGCGCTCTACAATTTCGTCTGACTCTGAGGCCAGCACACAAAACTGACCAGGATGAAACGATAGTCGCACATCTAGTCTACGAGCAGTTTCACCAATAGGCGCAAAGATCCGTTCACAGTGCGCCTGTATATCAGGCTGTTGCCACCACGTGATCCAGCTGGCCTCAGTGTAGCCTTGTAGCATTTCACTGCCTAGACGTACCATTCTGCGTTCTGGCGGCAGTGTACCCACACGTTCAATCATCTTTACAGCGGCCGCCGTATTGTGATTCATGATGTCCCACTGGCGCTGTTCTGCTTCCTCAGGGTGTTCGCGCAGCCATCGCATGGTAGTTGAGCGCCCGTTCAGTTCACGGTCCACAGCATTGACTTTCATGCCACCGCACTCACTGGGGTCGTTGAGCCATTTGCATGCAAATCCAATACGTTTTTGTGTCATTGTGTGCCTTGAAGAGTTGTGACTGTAGAACAGTGTAACACAAAATAGAATTTGGTGTCAACCAGCTATTTCCAGGGGTCGTCCGATTCGAGCAGTTCATCTAGTAGTTTGCCTGCTAGATAAACAGCGCCTACAAAAAGAAAAAATACAATAATTCCCAAAACAATTTCAACTATCATAGAAACCCTCCTGTTAAATCAATTGATTATTCCAAATTTGCTCCACGCTCCGCCGCCCAAACTGACCCAACCAACTGGCTGGCCTGGGCTTGGATTTTCATTGAATGCTACTGTACCACGTGGGTGTTCGATTGCCGGAACACTCGGAGAACTAATAACGGAAACTTTGTTTATTGTTAGTTTATTAACACGCACACTGCCATCGGTTGCCAGCGTTAGGTTGTCTTGATTGTTTGCACTCAGTATCAGGTCCTGGTTGCGTGGCGTGCCAATCCAGCCTGTGTCTTTTAGGCGTTTGCCAAATCCCAGCTCTACTTCTTGATCCCATACAGTTAAGCTATTTGCAGGCTCAATGGTGCCTATGCCCACTTTGTTCTTGCCCACATACAGTTGTTCACTGAGATATGTCTCGCCAGTGGTCTGCAGATCTTTGACCTGGCCTAATCGTGTGATGTTGGTGTCATAGATACCATAGTTGAGTTTGTTGCCAGTGATAATCTCAACTCCATTCAAAGTGATGCGACTGAGATCTAATCCTTCTTCTCGAATCTTGGCAAAGATTACACTACTGTAATCTCCAAAGAAAGCCGAGTCCATGCTTTCTTTAACACCAGCCACTGCACTGTTAATGATGCTGGTGTAGAACTTTGAGCTAGGGGGTACGTTGCCTTGTATGAGAATATCGCCTTCGAGCACAGTGGTACCTCGAACTTCAAGGCCCAGGGTGATCATGCGATTCTCAACTATTACGCCTTCGTCTATCAAGGTCATCTGTACCTTGCTACTGCGATCATCAATACCAGTGCTACCAAAGTTCTGTATGATTCCACCATTGATATTGTCACCAGTTATTTGTAATCCTGTGGTATTAATTGCTCGAGCAGAAATACTTTGTTCTGGAAAATTCTGAGTATCCATGCGTCGACCAATTTCAGCAGTCACTAACTCTCGCATCACATGCGACACATCTATGTTCTGTAAATGGTTGAGTATTTTATCTTTGCTGAGACGACTACATTCAGTACTGATGTTGTCAACCAATATATCGGTCACTGCATCCAGCCTTTGTTCAACGTTTGTTTTGTTGATTTCGAGTCCAGCAATCAAGCCGTCCAGTTTAACACTGGCAAGCCAGTTGAGTTTTTTTTCATAGTCAAAATTAACTAATTTTTGTTCTAAAAAAGAATCAACTGCACTTTCAACTCGTTTTTCCAAACGAGACTCAATGCCTCTTACTAGATTTTCTACTATGCTGTCTACTTGTTGAGTTACGTCCATTTTATCCAAATTTGATTGATATTACATGCTCGTAGTTTTTCCTAATCAGGCTTTTGTACAAGAGATTCTTGTGAACTAGAAAATCTCTTGCGCCCGCATCATATCCAAACTTGGCACACTGCTTGAAAAACATATGGCGACAACGGAAACATGAACTTACTGCTAGAGATGAGCCGGTGATTTCGTACACAGTCCTGCTCCAGGCATTTCTATCCACGTCATTATAATCATGGTGCTCTAGGTATATCCTAGTTTCTAGATCATTTTTAATCACTGCTGGCGTACTAAATTCTCTGTCTTTGAATTCTTGATTTTTGTAGTCACGTAATGTAGTTATCATGATCCGCTTGGTCACGTTACAAATCATATCAAACTTTGATTTTTGATCTGCTTCACTGCTGACAAAAGTAAAGTACTCTTCAAGTGCAATCACAGCATCAAATTGTTTGCCGTAATTGAACAGATCTTCAATAGGCACGACTTCAAACTTTATACCATTGGCAAGCAGCCAGTCACTGGCAGTTGCGCTAATTTCTGCTAGGTATATCCGATCAGCTGGACACTGTAGTATTGCAGGATTAAAGCCAACAAACAGCACGGACTTTGGTACCACGCCGTGATGATCGTAAACAGAGCTTAATATACCCTGTTTACGATTTGTTATTTCTTGTTGCTTGTTACTGAATACAAATGCCCCAAATCCAATATCAGAGTACTCTAAAAACTCCATCACGATTTCCTTGTTGCAAGTATTTATTTGGATCCTGTTAAAACACCAGCTACCCATAAATATGTACATAATAAAAGCAATATTGAAGGAGCTCGCGAAGTGGATCCAATCACCATAGGTCTTGCATTCGCCGCCGCACAATCCGCAGTTGGCCATATAAAGCAAGCCATTGCGCTTGGCAAAGATATCAACAGCTTGGTAGGCCAGTTTAGCAAATTCTTCGAATCGTCGGATTCCATCCATCGCGAACGGATAAAGTTAAAGGCCAAAGCCAATATACTGGGCAAAACAGATGCAGAACTAGGACACGAAGCCTTGCAAATTGCCATGCACAGTGATGCTCTGCGTCAAGCAGAGCGTGATCTCAAAGACATGATTCTTTGGCAGTTGGGCAAGCCGCAGATCTGGGAACAAATGATTGCTGAGCGTAATAGATTGTTCAAGGCACGTGCAGACGCACAACGTGCAGAAGAAGAACGTGAATTGGCACACAAGAAAAAAGTGGCCGATCAGTTTATTTTCGGCATGTATTTCCTAGCAGGGTCAGTGATTGTGTTTGCAATTGCCATGGGCGGCATTGGCATTTACGGCCAGATGGAAGAAAAAAGAATATATGAAGAAAAAGTTGCCAAGAGACTTCTGGTCATTCGCCAGCAACAAAAAGAACGTGAAGCTCGTGAAAAGAAAGAACGAGAAGATTATGCTAAAAATTAAAGGATAAGTCATGTACTTCAACATTGTCATCACAACCAACGATCTAATATTCTTTTTATGCATGATACCGTTCCTAATGGTGTTTGGTGTTATGTTCAAAGACTGGTACAATGATAAAGACAGGTATTGACTCACTATGTTTGAATGGATCTTAGTACTCGCTCTTGCCAAAGAACCAGATGTCAAAAAATGGTCAGAGTGGCAGTGTGTCCGATGGACCTGGACCGGAGATGTATACCATCGTCGAGTGATTTGTGTGGAGTGGGCTAAGAAAGATTGTTCTAATAGATTGTATCCGGAAATATGTAAAAGGGGTGGGTAGATAATGGATCCGTTAACACTCTTTGCCTTGGCCAACGGGGCTGTATCCGCTGTCAAGGCTGGCTGTAAACTCTACAAAGACATCAAGAGTGCCGCTGGTGATGTAAATGATGTTCTCAAAGACCTTGATAAACAATTCCACAAAATATATGACACCAAGCCCGGCGGTGCTCCTTCTGCGGCCGTCAAACAGCTCAACGAAGAAAAAGCACGAGTCAAAGAGCTGAATAAAAAAGCCAATTCAGATGAACATACTGGTATCTATCAAGAAATTGGTGAACACCTGGGCGCATATTATGACAATCTCTACAAGTGCCTGGCAGTGTTTGAGAATGAAGAACGACGTAGCAAGACTGAAATTTACACAGGTGATGCCAGCCTGGGCAAACGTGCGCTACAACGTGTGCTGATGAAAAAGCAACTGGAACAGATGGGCACTGAGTTACGTGAGATAATGATCTACCAAAGCCCGCCCGAATTGGGTGCATTGTACACCGAAGTTGAGGAAATGATGAAGAAGCTGGGCGTGGAACAAAAAGCCCTTATCAACCGACAGATCAACATTGAGCATGCCGCATCAGTCCGGCGTGCCAGACAAATAGCAATACTTAAAAACAGACTCTACGGCGTTGGCGGCATACTTGTGGTATTGTTATTTTGGATTTTTTGCATGTGGTGGGTGGCGGAAAAACGCATACAAGACTATCCTGAATATGGCACCGGCTTTTTCCCGCGCCTGGTGTCTGACCATGATCTTATTGTGGCAGAAAGAAATAAAAAATACTGGGATGCAAAAGCCGCTGAATATCGCAATCGTCAAAATACACGATAAGAACAAACAGTGTAATAAGAAAATTTAATCTATTATAAGCCAGTACCAGTTGCCCCAACGACGCACTTCCTTGGGTTCATCATCTGGAGTTAAGTCGTCAATCTGGCTTAAAAATTCTGCTTCGGGTATACGTGTTTGCGTGTTTTTACTTCCCAGTACCACAACAACTCTACGACCCCGATCAGTGTCCATTAGCATCACAATGCACCCACCACTTTTAGTAGTCCATCCTGTTTTACTAACCTGTATCATGTGTTTGTCGCCAATCAGTGGATTGGTGTTACGACCCCGAAACCAATGTTTTTTGATTTTAACTTTAACCTGACTCAGCTGGCTGGCAGCAACTATTTCAGGATATTTTATTGATTCTAGTGCCAGTTTTATTAAATCTGTTGCTGTGCTAACATTACGATCATCTAGTCCAGTTGGATCAAACATTTTAGTTTGTGACATTCCCAGTGCTGCTACCTTATGATTCATTGCAACAATACATTTACTATAACCGCCGGGAAAAGTATCACATAATAACTTTGCGGCTCGGTTGTCACTGCGTACTATTGCTAATTCAATCAACTGACGACGAGTACTTTCATCGTAAGGTGTTGAAATTTCTTTTGTTTTTTTCTTCCGTGTTGTTTTTGTTTTGATAGACAACGGAGTATCCAATGGTGCGCGGCTGTCTAATACTGTTATCACCGTGACCAATTTAGTTATGCTGGCCACACTGCGTACTGCGCTGGTATTTTCGCCAGCAATAACTTTGCCTTCACTGTTTGCTACCAGCCAGCTTTTAGCAGTGACTGGTTGTGCATCAATCAGTGATGAGAAGACTAGGACTAATATACATAGCAATACACGCATGACGGATCCAATTTAGTTGAAATACTTATGCAATCGTTGTGTGTTTGGTTCTAGTCCGCGGTCTCTTAATCTGCTGACAACTTTTTCTAATTGTTCAGTTGTAAGGTCATCCCACGCACGATGGTTAATTGACATCCAGGCCAAAAATATAGTATCATGGTCTAGCATGGATAAAAACTGTGTTACTTCATTAGAAAAGTTAGCTGAGTCGCGCAAATAAGCCACTGCCCAATCCTTGGCCTTATAATGAAATTTATCAAACCCACCCTGCTTGTGTACCCAATGATGATACAACATGTATTCACTCTTGCCCGACAGGCTATGGAACCATTTTGAAAAATTACGAAGTCCACCATTGTACGCTATCAATTCTTTCACTAGATTGGTATGTAAAAATATTGGTGTACAATGAGACATAGTATCATCAGCTGGGTCTGCTATTTCAACGTCAAGAGCTTGTTTGTAGGTATTCCAGGTCTGCATGGGCATCACGAACCCACCTGTTCGATATGGTACTTTATTATCTTTTATTGGAAAAACTTTGTATCGCCATTTTTTGTATAAAAAATTCTGGGTATCCAGTGACAGGTATGCAGTTGAATTTAGCTTTTCAGCAATGGCTAACTTTAATATCTGTTGGTCGTCCCATCCGCCCCATTTTCCAGCTTTGTCGGATGCAGTTAAAAAATCAAAATCATCATGATACAGTACTGTTAGATTGTGTCTATCATACAAATGTCTTATCTGCAGATTAAATATCTGCGTCCATGACTGCGGATATTTTTCATTGACAATGATATAGATATCTGTGGGATCTGCCAGGTGCTCTCTCATGCTTTGAGCCTGTAGCTCTAGCATGGGCCAGTGACGAAAGCAGGTTACTACCACCAGTGGAAAATTTTCAAATTGCAAATTCATGCATGTATTTAATGTTATCTATTTAGAGGATTTAGGTTTGCTTGAGGTTTGTTTGGCTTCTTCCATTGCACGGTCACTTGCTGGACTGCTACGATATGGTTGAGTATGATGCTTGGGTAAGGGTGGGTGTTTTGGAGGTTTGTGTTTGAACCAACTCATCTATTGCTCCTTTTGTTAATCTATTTAATTATTATATATCCTATGGACAATCCTATACAAAAACTCACAGTTGATGAAAATAAAGTTGTCACAGCAAAGTACAAGTTGTTTTCTACTATGTCAATGAGTTTGAATGGTGGATCCAGTACATGTTCAGCATGAACATGTACTGGTATGGGATGAAATATCTCCCAGATTTCTGTATATGATTTATTGCTAGGATCAGTTAGTATTGCTTCACCGCCCTCAATCTTAACCAATGCAAATTCATTGACATTGAATAAAGATTCTTTTATTGGGTAGATTTCTTTACCATCCACTGACAAAAACAATCCTTTTGTGTTCGACTGTATTCGGTGTGTTTTCATGATTTTCTTCTTCCTCTTCCCAATGTATTTACATCAGTTTTGGGCTCTGCGTTGACCTTTTAATCCAGCATTTTTTAATATGCTAGACAATTCTGTAGATTCATCGAGATTAATTGGTTTCCCACCAATGGTGACTCGAATTACCCTATCTGCTGCCCGAGCAGGAAGTTCTTTTTTTATATCAGCTATTGCTTGTTCGATCTTGGATCGAAGTTGTCCGGCAAGAACTTGTCGTTGATCAAACGATATACTGGATTGTACATCATATGGATTTTTTGGATTCACTGCTGATATAACCACTTCGTTAGCATCTCTGTCAGCTTTACCTTTTTTCCACTCAGCATCTTTTTCCTGTTGGGCCCGTGCCGCGGCATTGCCTTCTGGAGAATTGTCCCAGCGTTCCATATCCTTTTTATATTCAGCATAGATATCGTTAGCAACATTAAATCCTTGATCTTCAAGATATCCAGTTATGTCATCTTGAATAAAGTCATCAATGCTCATGTATGCTTCTCTACCGGCTTCCATGCCTTTGCTCAAAAATGCTTTTGCTATTTGATCTATGTCAGCGGCGTCGCTGTCATTTTGTGATGTTGAGTCAGATCTAACATCAACACCATCGGCACTGATGTCTGAGTTGCCGTCAGCATATAAATCTGCAAATTTTTGTATTGCTACACCGTAGGCGTATGGGCTGTTGCTGTCATCACCGCCCGGGGCAAATTCATTTAAATCCCTTGCAAAATTTTGCTCTGCTTCATTAACGTATTCTTTGAAAGTTTTCATGATATCAAAAACTCTGTACTATACTGGAGTACCAAACATGGATTCAGCGTTAGTGCCTACTCCTAGTACACATGCAACCTGTTTGTTGTATTTGATCAAAGTCCAGGTGTTCTGTTTGGTGTTTTCAAACAACATAAACCTTGAACCGTCTCCAACGTCTTGTCCGGCCCAGACTGGTCTCTCACCGAATTTTTGTGTGATGCTTTCCAGCACCGTTTCAAGTTTGTCGCACAGTGATGGGTGCTGGTATTGAAATGCCTGGGCGTTGGCTACGCTGTGTAAGCAGAATAGGAACGCCATCATTAGCTTGTGCATAATGGCTCCTTAAAACAGTATTTATAGAAATTGACCTGTTTTGTAAGCCGCTATCGCTATTGTTCAGTCAGGTTCTCAGATATTGAGAATCTTGTACTACCAGTATCAGTACAACGAGACATTATGATTTCATAAAAACTATCTAGCTCGCCGCCAAATTTTCCTAAAAGATCCGGAATAATACTCATGCAAGTATCAGTCTGATTATCTCTTATTGCAGATACCAGCTGTTCGTGCAAGGATACATTGTATTCTAGTGTGGCCATTTCCATTGCAATATGTTCAACTGGCACTACACAAAATGCCTCTAAGGTCTGGTCATTTACTGTGATTGCTTCCAGTTCAAGTACTGTGTACTTTTCACGCAGTTGATCTGCGGTAACTCTATTAAACACTATTTGCATTACATTCTCTCCACTTTCCAGTTTTTGGCAGCACTGTCTTGGACTTTTTGAAGTTGTTCTGTTGCCAGTTGTTCAACACAGGCTTTTATGTGTTCTAGTTTGGTATCTTTGATTTCTTGTATGTCTTCTTCAATGAAACGAACTTTCATTGCCAGAGCACGTAGTTCACTCATTAGTTCTTGGAATTGTTCATCACTCATGCGTGGGATCTTTCTCGGGGATTGGGTACTCTTGCTTGTTTGTATATATGCTGAACACCAAGTGCTTGATAATAACAGTCCATTAGAGCATTGTGTGCGGCTTTACGATCTTTTTCTCGTGGATCGCCGTGTGTGCCAAACAGTGTACGGCTGTCACGAATCTGCCAGAACTGCCAGGGTGTGGGCTTGCTCAGCTGGCGATATAAATTTTCAAGTATAACAATGTCAAATGCAGGACCCTGACACCAGATGTTTTCTACCCCAACCAAGAACTTGTTGAGATCACGAGTCATAGTATCAAGGCTAACACGATTGCTTTCGCCAAGAGCTTCTTCACGCACAGATTCTTCTTGCTTGCCCCACCACTCAATTGTGGATTCTAGTACATGTCGATCCAGCACAAGTTGTTCGTCAACATTCACACGATGGTACAAACCATTCTCAGTTTCTACATCATTGCCCCATGGATCAAACTTAACAGCACCAATGGTAAGTATCACACTCTCAGGGCGTGTGCTCAGAGTTTCTAGGTCCAGCATTACATCAGCCATATTAAGCCTCTGGCTCTAGTTTAACTTGAAGTGGAAATCCGTTGTTACGGGCCAGCACCGTGACTTCGATGCCTTTTTGTTCTGCTAACTCATATGGAAGAACAGCAACCACGCCAGATCCTTCTTGATGGATCTGCATGGTTAGATTTTGTGCGCGATCTTCTTCATATTCAAATACATTTTTTAGAACCTCAACAATAAATTCCATGGTGGTAATTTCATCATTGATAAAGAGTACCTTAAACATGCGAGGTTCATGAATGTTTAGTTTTGGTTCAATTTTAAGATTGTTTTGTGTTTTAGTAAGTGTCTCTGCCATTTTATCCTCGCTATAGTAGACTGCTGTTGTAGCAGTCTACATTATACTACATTAGAGTTTATTTTGCAAACGTAATGGCAATTTTCTTAGGCTTGTCTTCTTCTGGAACGATGTGTTCCAAAGACACAGTAAGAATACCATTTTTCACAGTGGCTCCACGAACTTCCATGTTATCGCCCAGTGGCCATGTGCGCTCAAAATTGCGTCCACTGATGCCACGATGTAGATATTCTTCATCACCATCATCGCGTCTGCGTTCGCCACGCACGGTCAGCATACGACCTTCAAGAGCCACATCCAGTTCTTCTTCTGCAAAGCCGGCCACAGCTACTTCAATTCGAAATAGGTTATCGCCTGTGCGTATTACATTGTGGGGTGGATAGTTGTCCTGTTTGGCTGCTGTTGTGAAAGTACGATTGAGTTCTTCAAACAGTTGATCGTAGCCGATAAAGCGACGATGCAGGGCAGGAATGTCTAATAGATAGGTTGTCATTTTATTTCTCCTTTAAGCAAATATGACTGCAAGACCCCGGAGGCATCTTACAAATATATTTATACGCTCTATTCCAGGAGTTGTCAAGATCTGCCATGTCCGTCTGGATAGATAACGGTGTATTGTGTCCAATATTGGTTATCTGGGTTCCAGCTAAGTTGGAAAAAAGAATAATCTTTTTCAGACTCTAGAGATAGCCTTAGGGTATATTTTACTATTTTTGTCTTGTAACTGATGTTGTATTTTTTTGCCCACGTTTCGATGTTGTGATGCAAAGATAGAGACGAATAACCTGCGGCCATTCCGCCTGCACCAGATGACAACAGGAATTCAATATACATCAGTATAGTTTTTTAGGCAATGCTTCTGCTTCGAGTTTTTTCTGCCAACGTCGACGAGCTTGGCTTTTTGCTTTTTTACGAGCAGCAGTGGGTTTTTCGTAAAACTCTCGTTCACGTAGTTCTTGAAGCAGACCGCTGTCTTGGACTTTCTTTTTAAACTTGCGCAGAGCTTTGTCAACTTGGTCGTTGACTACAAAAACTCTGTTGCCAGGCGCTATTGGTCTGTTTTTATCTTTGATCATTTAATATATTCCGGTTCCTGTTGGTTTGTAATTACTTCGCTATTGATGCGTATTTTACTTATACCTTGACGCTTTAGTGTATGTAAAGAATACATGGTTTTCATCAACACTTGGTCAATGATGCTTTTGAGTCCACGAGCGCCAATATCTCGCTCTACTGCGGTTTGAGCTATTGCTAATATTGCTGTGTCTTCAAATTCTAATTCTATGTCATCCGTAGAAAAATACCATTTGGTTTGTTCTATTAGATTGTTTTTGGGTTCTACCAGTATCCGAGCCAGATCTTCTAGCGTCAGAGGATTGATTTTAACTGTGACAGGAAATCTTCCAACAAACTCTGGTATCATTCCAAATTTTATAAAATCTTCTGGCAAGGTAGTTTTTGTTTTATGGTCAGCTGATCTAGCTTGTGTTGTGAAACCCATACCAGAATAATTTTGTCTTTCGTCGAGAATTTTTTCCAGCCCTTCAAAACTGCCACCAGCAATGAACAAGATGTTGCTGGTATCAATTTCTACTGTGTCCAGTGCAGGATGCTTCTTGGTAGTGTTTACACTAACAGTGCATTTTGTGCCTTCTACTAATTTGAGCAGGGCTTGTTGTACACCTTCGCCGCCAACATCTCGATGCAGGCTTGCGCTCTCGCTCTTGCGACCAATCTTGTCTATTTCATCAATAAAGATAATTCCTTGTTGGCATTTTTCAACATCATTATCGGCAGCACTTAACAGTCTTGAAATTACACTTTCAACATCATCACCGACATAGCCTGCTTGTGTGAGGGTGGTAGCATCTGCAATCACAAATGGCACATTAAGATATCGTGCTACAGTTTTTGCCAGCAGTGTTTTACCAGATCCTGTTGTGCCGTGAAATAACAAATTACTTTTTTCTATTTCAATACTGGGTTGAAAGAACACTCGCTTGTAATGATTTACCACTGCAACAGATAGTGCAGTCTTTGCGTCCTCTTGGCCAATCACATATTCATCAAGGTACTTTTTTATTTTAACAGGGTCAAGAGATTTGGCTATTTTTTTATCTGACTGTAGATTCTTAATACGTTCTTTGCTTAAGATGTCTCCGCAGAACTCAATGCATTCATTACAGATGCCTGCATCGTTGGCCACAATCAGCTTGTCTACTTCGTTGCGATTTTTGCCGCAGAAGTTACACAGCACGTGAGTGATATTGTCTGTCATTGATTTTTAAAGTATTCGATTAGGTCTGCTATTTGTCTGGTGTTGCCTAGATAACGATGCGGGCCATAGTACCAGGTTCTTGAATCTTTGATCAGTTTGTTTTTTGTTGGTGTACAAGCACTGTCTTGAGTATTGATAATAATCACATGAGCTAGACCAATCGCAGACTCTAGCCATTCAGGCTCCATCATGACATCTGTGTACACATAGATGTTATAGGTTTTTGCAGTGTTTTGCAACCATAGAGACAGTGTATCAACATCGTTCCAGTCTGGGTCAATAATCAGTATCTGCGTGGTCTCATCGTTGATGAAATCGGGTGGTGTGATTATGTTACTATGCATCTGGCGGGCTTTTTAGATAATCAGCCACCTGTTGTCTTTCGGTGTCATTGAGATCGTCTGGATCATATTCTCCACGTTGTAGTTTTTCAACTAACAATTTTATATATGCCTGATCATAGGCATAACGATCGGTTTGTGCTTTGTCAGTTTCGATCCACTTCACACCATTCCATTTGTACAAACGGCTTGGCAGGTAGTCTACTCTCAGAAACATATCGCCCTTTTTCTGATTCTTGGGAAACTCAGTACCAAAACTTGCCTGTGTGTCTGGTACTGGATCACTGTCGGGACGAACTGCCATTTCCGGAAATAGTGTATTAAAGGCCTGCAGGTTATAGGACTTGTCCTGATATCTAACTGTGTTGTCGCGAGTTATCACTGGAGGCGAAAGCTCTTGTTCGAGAGGGCCATCTACTGTGGCTTGAACGGTGTTTAGCGCATTCAGCTCTTGAATTTTATCATGCGCAAGTTGTATTGCTTCACGCAGGTCTTGTTCAAGTTGCGTGATCCATTCTTGTTGTTGTGTGGCCTGTGTTTCAAGTTCAGTTACACGGCCACGTAGTATGTCTGTTTCTTCTTCACTTACAGTGAGCATGCTTTCGCTGGCATATAGTCCGGTCACGGTCTGCTCTAGTTCTTCAGCAATTGATGCTCTTGCGGCATGAGCTTGATCAAGTTCTCGCTGTACACTGTCACGTTCGGCTGTAATACCAATCAATGCCTCTATCAAATCGTCTCGTTCTTTTTCTACTGCTTTGATTTCCTGCGCCTGTGCCGCAATGGTATCAAGGTCAGGATCTTCTGATTCAATTTCTGCTAACTTGGCATTTGCCTCTTCTACTGTGCGAGCATCTTGATCTGCATCTAGTCCACGTGCAATCAGCTGGCCACGCATGAAGAATTCTTCAAGTTCTTTTTGTTCCTGTGCTCTGCGCTGTTCTTCTAGTGCGCCCAGTATGTTGTCAAACACATCACATTCTTTGTTAGGACAGCATGGTCCAACGCCAGGAGCATCAATGATCTGCGTGTTGCATTTGGGACAGTGTGCAGGTTCTTCCACGACAGGCTCAGTAGGGGTGGCCTCAGTAGTGACTTTCTCAACTGTGGGTTCAGCGTCCTCTACCGCAGGATTGACCACTGCTGGTTTTTCTTCTACAGGCCGATCTTCTTCATCATGTATCCAACCGCCTTTGCCTTGACGAGCCCATTCCAGTTGCTTGTTGGCGGCAAGAATAAGAGTGAGTGCCAGTGGGTCAAACACCACAACAATCAGGATGATCACCCAACGCACAGCGGCTTCCAGCATGTTCTGGCTGGCCGCATCTCCGTAGATTAGTGCCGCAATGTATTTGATTGGTCCTACTTCAGCTTCAATCTTGCGGAACTCTGCCCGTAGTGGTGCGGCCTCCGCACTAATGGCAGTGATAGTTTTCTGTTCGGCCTGGATCTCAGACTGAAGTCTGACACGTTCTTTTTGCTGTGAGCGACGGATTTGTACAGCCTTATCCGCACCTTTTTCATCCGTGCTTCGACCCATAACCTGGTCCACTGCCTCATCCAGTTGTTTAAGCGCCCGACGGTTCGCATCAATATTGTCCTTGGAGATTTTGATTTTTTCGTCGAAGATGGCAACCCGGGCCATGGCGTCACCTGACACTAGACTTTGGTCACCGTGGGCCTTTGCAAGGAAGCCATAGATGCCCATGCTGGTCAGTAGCATGAGGAATATGATAGCAGGAATGAGATATAGTTTGAATGCAATACCGACCCGACGCCAGTTGTTGTGAAGCCAAACTGTGGCAACAATTTTACCAGCTTCCAGCGCACCACCCATGATCATCACAGGCACAACAGCAGCCGCAAAGATAGCAGTGAGACCCACAACTGAGTACCAGGCGGCAATTGCCGAAATCATCACAGAGATGAGTAGGATGAAGTAGCCAAATATCATAGTTTGTATTTACCTAGAAGTTTACTGTCTAAGTTTACTAGACTATTTGGAAAAATGCAAGAAGTTTGGTTGTCTAAGGTGTTGAGTTACGTTTGGCCAAAAACATATGGCTTATTCGCACAGCACTCCAAGTGCTGGTAGCAGTGCTACCAGTATTGGCATGTTAGAATCCTATTCCGCCTAGCTCAGCAATGCTAATATTGCCAGCTGTGCTGACCTGTATGAATGATATCTTGCTACTTGCATTTACCGCAAAAAATTCTGTAGCACCTGCTGTCATCAGTGTGGCATTGGCTGTGTATGCAACATTAGCTAATGCTATCCAGGTATCTGCGGTTACCGCTAATCGTGCAATTGAAGCCGTGGCCGAAAGTGTTACATTTGCACTGTTTCCACTGGTCACGCTGTTGTATGTTTTAGCAGGTACTGTTACATGCGCACCTTTTCTAGTTGTGATTGTTGACATAATTTGTCCTTTTATACTTATAGGGTATTTACCTGCTTAGCCAATAACATGTTGCCTGTTGTTTTGTAGAGTGCTGACAGGAATCGCTGGCTCCGCAGGTGGAGGCAGTTCTTCCACCTCTGGTTCCGGAACTACTTCTACCACTGGTTCGGGCTCTGGTTCTGGCACTTTAGGTGCCCATAGATCTGCGGGCATTTCGTGTATTGTAGGTGGCACCCAGTTTTCCGGCTTGGTCCAGATCCAGGATCCAGGATCAGTGTGTTTTCCAATACCATCAGTGATTGTGAGCAGTACCCAGTCTTGGCCAAATGCTTCTCTGACCGCACGTTCCACGCCAGGATAATGCTTGTCGCAATCGTCGCCGCACAGGAACCCGCCTGGTTTTAGTTTTGGTGCCCAGGCCATGATGCTGTTGATCACGCTTTCGTACAAGTGATCGTCATCAATAGTTACCATGTCTAGGCTGTTGTCTTCAAACTGTGCGGCAGCATCAACACTGTTGGATCTAATGATATTCATGTGCTCTGCTACCGGTGCAAGATTTCGCTTGAAATCATCAAACACTTTATCGTCACGGATTTCTCGTGCCACCTGACCATTTTGATAATAGCTTTCTAAACAGCCCTTCCAGTGATCCACTGCATGCAGTCGAAAAACTTTACCATGCTGGATCAGGGTAACTGCCAAGAATGCAGTACTGCGACCTTTCCAGCAGCCTACTTCGACAACCACACAGTGTGATGGTAGTTTTGGTACTAGGTGGGTATAGAGTGGTATTAGATAGTGACTCCATCCATCTATGTGACTGTAAAAATGTTCCATTGGTTTAATCTGTGGTGATTGTTTTCCACACTGTGCCATTGTAGAATTTCAGCGTGTGGCTGGCACTGTCGTAGTACACGGTGCCTTCGTCTGGGCCACTTGGAGCAGTGCCGGGTATCAGCTTCATGAATGTGCCAATGCTGGTGGATCCAGTCGTAACCAGGTTGCCGCCAGCATTGACATTTCCACGTATGCCGACACCACCCCATACTTGCACCACGCCGGTAGAAGTTGACGTACTTGCGGTGTTTGCAAACACCCCCAAGAATTCGTTAACGATCATTCCGCTCGTGTTTGGATAAGCATTTGCATTAATTGTCATATTTTTCTGTTGTTTATAACGTATTTACCACCTGCATTTTGTGCAAAAATGTTGCAAAAAAGCAACATTTTACCAGGTTAAAAAACTGTTGCTAAAGTACTACTTTTTAGCCCTGCAAAATCAACAGGTTAGCGGGCACTAACCTAGCAAAATAGCCCTGAAAACGGTTGACCAAAAAGCCCATTTCGGCTATAATAATAACATGAACTTAGAAAAGCCCACCCGCAAAAGACGCCAAGATACTAACCATGCTGTGTACTGTATCACCAATACAGTGACAGGTGAGCAGTACATTGGTATTACCGTGTGTGCTGGTAACGTTCGCCGGGCGCTCAAAGTGCGCATCCAAAAACACGTTCGTCGTGCGGTAACAGAAAACAAAGATTGGAACTTGTGCAAGAGCATTCGTGAACACGGTACACTTGCACACACATACGGTCTTGTTGAAATTGTGCGTGGACGCAAGCCTGCTCATGCACGTGAGCGTGAACTGATCCGTACTTACAACCCTGCACTGAACTCACACTAAGGAGACATCATGTTTGCAATAGACACAAAAAAGATAGCCGAAAAGTTCACACGCCATGGCGGTGCATTTGATCGTGGCAGTGCAGACAGCTACTACCACCGCAGTCCTAGTCCGCATTTCTTTGCAGGCGACACCTATGCAAACTGGCCAATCGTGGCTGAGCTCGGTACCGCTGAATACGAAGCCTACATGGCAGGCTATGAATACAACGAAGCACACGGTGACAAAAAGGACTGGGGTTAATATGGCTTATACCGTTTTCAAACACAACCAAGAGTATGGCCCTCGCAAAGGGCTAGAAGGTCCGTTCCATTATGCCAACGGACGAGTGCTCTACTACGATGCTCGGGCAGGTGAGTACTGGGATCCACGCACCGACTTCTATGTCGAGCGCGAGGAAGTTGACATGCTACATTGCATGACCGTTGAACTACTGAAAGCCTAACATGAAAGCATTCCTTGAAGTCACCGAGTGGCCGGACAAGTCTGTTGCAAACTGCAATCATGTGTACTGGATGGATGACAGCAAAGACAAGATGTTTGCCTATGCAAAGTTTGGCAACCCTGCAGAAACTCAAACATTCAAAAACCCAATTCGCATTGACACCCGTGGTCGCAAGTTTGAAGAAGTGCGCAATATCTACAAATGGACAGTGTCGGGTGCGGTTATTACTGCAAACCCAACCTGGACTGTTACAGGCACCAAGGGCGATAAGTATACAGTAGAGAAGGATGGCTCAGTGTACAACTGCACCTGCTCTGGTTTTAAGTTTCGCGGCGCATGCCGTCACATTGAGGAGATAGAAAATGGACATTGAAATTCACGGGTTGTCACCTAAACAAATGGCACTGGCAGATATCATGTGGGACCTACAGGAACGTGAAAGTGTAGAGGCATTCATTGCTACCCTGCCGCCTGCGCAACAACAGGATTGTTGTACTATAATTGAACTCATGCAGTTGGCGTTCGCAGACGAGATCGAAGATACCACAGAAGCAAAAGAATTACTTGCACAGTTCTAAACTGTAACAAAACAAAAAGCCCACTTTAAGTGGGCTTTTTTATGACCTAGTGTAGTGTGTCACTGCAATCGTCAGTTGCTACGGTATTGATATCCTTGATCCCTAGCAATTTTAATATCTTCTTGACCAATGGCGGAGGGTCAAGATAAAATTCATCCGGTGTAAACAGGTGTTTTAGTTCGCCGTCTGCACTGATAATAAAACCGTAGTCTTGACTATCCAGTTCCATTTCTTCTACTACCAGCTCTTCCTCTTCTAGTTCAACTTCTGTAACAACCTGGGAATTTTTGCTCATGTTCAACGGCCTCCAATCACCGTACAAGTATTTATTTGAATAACATGAGTCCCATTAAAGAGCATTGAACAATAAAGCCTATGCCAATGGTTAATGTGTTAAGACGATCACGGAGCATCACTGCTTTGATGAACAGTAGGCCAAGTGCGCCCCAACAAAACATCACCATGTCTACAGGTGGCATCTTGTCTGTTAGCCCTGCCATCGCAGCCAACAGTGTTGGAATAATACTAAAGTGGATGAACATTGCAGCCATCCATCCTAGTGTTTCAGCACTGATTGTTACAACATGCTCTTTGATCCAAACTGTTACATCAGCTCGGACTGTGTCAAGTGTGATTTTTTTCATGAAGATCCTTTAGCAGAACGGTTGGAATAAAATATGTGACGACCAATCTTGGCAACTTTTTCTTTGCCCCAGCCTGGATTCACATAGTCAGCGTGATAATACATGGCTGTCTTCAATCCGTCAAGTCTAAAGTTTTCCAGTAGAACTTTTTTAGCCACGGCCATACTTTCGTTATAGGCAGCAGGATACATTGGCTTTATCTTACCGGGCTGTTCACAGTACCAGCTGAACTGGCAGATCACCCTTGAGTAAATAACGCTTTTCTGATAGATCACGCCACAGATGTCGCTAGGAAAGTCACCGCTGTTGGCACGGTTGATTGTTACTTGTGCCACAGCAACTTTTCCTTCGAAGCTTTCATAACCTGCTTCGTAATAGATATTTTTAGCCAAGCATGCCAGCTGACGCTCGCGAGTGGCGGTTGTTACATAACTAATTTCGGTCATGTTATTTGCGTTGCGCAGATGTTGCATTTTTGCCTGGGTAACCTTGGTTACCATGATAATGCAAAAAATAAATGCTACGCTTCCGATTATTAATTTCGTTGCAATTGGAATATACTTTTTCCAAAGTTCATTGGTTAGAGTCATTTTGTTTCTCCTTAGTTTCAGATGGTAGTGATATTTAAGAACACAGGATCATGTTAATAGTACACTATAAGTCTGGCTGTGTCAACTTAAATACGGCTTATGCTCATAATACAAGCCGTTAATGGCAATTATACTGGGTTATAACTGCCAATAAGTGTTATGTTTATGCCACGGGATAACCACGGCTCACATAATATTGATTGTTGTATCCATAAAGTTCTGCATTTCGAATCGCATCACTTTCAATTAATTGTTGAGCTCTTGCATCAGCAATCACATTTTCTCGTTGTTGGATCGTCAACGTTGTTTGCCCAGATTCAAATTGATATTTTTTTGCATTGGAAGCAACATCAGGAATTCCAATATTTTTAGTACCAATTGTTTGAAGTATACTGTCATTTTGTCCTTGTATCAAGCAGGCCTTTACTGCTTCGCCATACCTGTCAGCAGTTGTCATGTCAATCAACATATTTTTAATTCCAGAATTGTGATAGTCTACTCCAAAATTTGGAAAACTGATAATGGTTGTTATGATACTATTGTTTCCTGGCACAGTTGAGTATATATCTAGTCCAGTTTTACTACAGTTAACGATTTCCAGTTCAATTTGATCAATACAGTTTGATATTGCAATGTTAGTTGACGCAATGTTTTGTTTATAGTCTGCAACAGCGGCCAGTGAATCAATTGCGGCTATCAACGCAGATTCTTCTGCTGTGGCACTTAGATCTGCGGCATACTTATCGTACACTGCATCGGCGGCTGATATCAATGCCAATCCTTCAGTGGTTGACGAAAGTTTAGATGCAATCAATGCTATAGTGTCCAGAGAATCTGAATGCACATACCCGGCCGGAGTTCCAATTAATTCTTGTATTCTACACGAAGAAAAATCTCCGGTACCAGATGGCACTGAGTTTCGAATAACTGCTATATCAGCCGTTGGTACTGGTCTGGTCAGATTTGCTAAATTGTCATGTTCAGGAACATTAATTTTTAGCAGGGCGT